AAAAAAAATAGAACAAGCTGAAATGGAATTTGAAATAAAGAATATGTTTAAGAATAAAAAAAGGTGATTAAAAAAATTATTCTTTCATCTTTTTAATAATCAGGTAAATACTTCTTTCACTGATCGAGTACTCTTCCGCGGTGTTACTTTTAGCCTGGCGTTTAATTTTTGGAGTTGGCTTTCCGGATGGTGACAAACGCTTCAACTCATTCAGGTACCATTCATAGATCACTTTATAGTCAATCCAGTTCACCGGAATGATACCGCCTTTTAGAAGACTGTTGAAGTAGTCAAGCTTTTCAAGCTTTGATATGAGATCGTAGTTTGCCATTTAGTAATACAATATATTACTTTTTAGTTACCATTTACCTTTCGGACAAGATTCATTTTTGCTCCTGAGTTTAGCAGATAGGGGACACTTACAAATGTCACACTTGAGGCCCTGTACTTTTTTCAAAGAGGTATCCGGCATAAACTTTTCGTAACTGCCCACCTTTGCATCCAGACATTTCTCACACTCTTTTGCACGTTCTTTCTCGAGATCAGATACCTTGCCTTTAAAGTACTTACCCCATCCCTGTACTATGTTAGATATTTGCCCCATTGACCACTTGATTATAATTAGTTACCTGGTTGATTACGTCTTTTACATCGGTTATCGGCGGTGGCAGTTGTCTTACTGCATCCGATGTAGCCTGAGCAAAACGATCATAGTCGATGCTTTCGGTTTTAATGGTTACCGGTGCGCCTCCTTGATTTGCAGAAATGGAACGTTGAACGATACCACCATCGGCGAAGTAGTTTCCTGATCTGCGACCGCCGGCCGGATATAGTTTATTAAGGCCATTCATTGCGAAAGCTGCATTTCGATTGAGAACTAAAAGCATTTCACCTTGTTCCGCTTCAAACTGGGTACCGTCTTCGCCCCAAAATTTAGTTCCACCTGCAGCATGGCGTTTACCACCAATATCAAACACACCACCTTTCTCAGCTTTCGGTACGTTGACGTTAGTAGATGCGATTTTCTTGACAGCCGAAAGACCAGATCCTAAAACAATTCCGGTACTCACAACCTTCTGAGCAGTTCCAAGTGGTTCAGGTAATACAGATGGTGCACGCCAAACCTGAGCCACACCCTGATAGGTGTTTATAGTGGCAGCTGCGATACCTGCGGCTTTACCTGCGATCGTCTCTTGGCCTAAGAGTTGAGCAATACCACCAAATAACTCTTGTTGAGTCTGAAGTTTGGAATCAGCTTCCTGTTGTTTTATTTGTTCACGTAGTGCAGCGAACTTTGCATCGACCTGCGTGATGTCTGCACCAACCTTTTCAGCTGCTCTGACTTCCACCTGACGATCGCGTTCAAGCTGCGCCAGCTTCGCTTCAAAGATTAGTCCATCACGCTCAACACGTAATGCCTGGGCATTCTCAAATTCAATAGCTTCCTGTTCAAGCTGCTGCTCTTTGAGTTGGTTTTCTATTTCGGTCTTAGCCGCTCTGTACTCATCATTAATCGATTTAATTGCCTCATTGTACTCTCGTTCTGAAATAACACCTTGTTCAAGGCGTTCAGCTTGAAATTCGCGCTCCTTTTCGGCTATGGCCTGTAAGCGGTCAACCTCTTGAGATACCAAGGCTTCATTAAGAAGTTGGTTTTCTTCTATACGGGATTGATTAGCGCTCTTGAATATCGCCAGTTCTTCTTCAGCAAATGAAACGACCAGTTCTTTCTGCTCATCAAGAAATTCCTTTTTGATCTTGAGGCGTTCCAGTTCGGCTTCGCTTTGGGTTTTCTTCCCGGCTTTGAGCTCTTCATCAAGTATCTTAAGGCGCTCATCACGAACGAACTCATTATTCTTTAGGCTTTCTTCTAGTGATTTGGTTTCAGCCGCGTTCTGCTCGATGAATATATCCAGGCGAACCTTTTGCTCTTTGATCGCATCGTCAATAGCTTTCTTCCTTCGGGCTTCTGCCTCCTTGGCCGCTGCTTCTTGTTGTCTTCGAACCTGCTCTGTGATAGTATTAAGCTTATTCTGGTTGGTTGTCTGCACTTCAAACGAACGAGTCTGTAAATCAAAAAGCTTACTTATCTCATCACGAAACTCTTTAGCATCTTCGATAGTTGATTCACTAAGACCAAGCTGATCAAGTGAAACACCTTCCTGACCAATCTGTTTTATAATATCGCGCACATTTTCTGTAACGACTGTGAATCCTAATAAACCAGCAACTTTACGTTCTTGATTTTTGACTTCTTCATCAACAAGAGCAGATTCTATTCGGGCAAATTCCTGAGCGGCTTTCAATCGCTCTTGTTCTGATTTAGTGATATCCTCAATCGTCAGATTAAGTTCTTTAAGACGTGCATTGGCAGCAGATCTTCTGATGTCAAGATTTATCTCAGCTTTTTCTACAGCTTGAAATACCTCTTCAAGTTTAATGGCCAGTTGTACTTCGCGTGCGATCTCATCACCAAAACCTGAAGCTGCTTCCTTGGCATCGTTAAAGAATCCTGTAAGATCACCAGATATCAACTTCACAATAGCACCGCCAAACTTGGAAAGGCGATCGATTACCACGTCAAAGAATGCTCCCAGACCTGCAAGAGCTTTATTGACCAGATCAATACCTTTCTGAGTTTTAGAGAACCAGGCAACGAGCGAACCAATAAGCACGATAATTGCACCGATACCGGTACTGATTAATGCGATACGCATTAGTTTTAAAGCAGAATTAACAAGGGTAGTACTCACAGCTGCGGCCTTTTGAGTACCAGAATAGGCGCGAGCTTCAGCCATACCAGTACGGTAACCTGCTGCAACTCCTGACAACTCTGAACGAATTGCTTTGAATACAGGCTTAGCCACATTCATAATATCAGTTACAAAGGATTGAGCACGGCCAAAAATCGTGGACTGGCCGATGGCTTCTTTCATACCTTCGGCATAATTACCCACATTGCGCGTATTGTCACCGACACCTTTTTCAAGTTCCTTAACTCGTTCCCGTACTTCTTTAGTACGCTTAGCCAGTTCATCAGCTTGCTCTGAATTCTCACCATAAAGTGAAGCTTGCTTCGCCCATTCCCGATTAAGAACACTTAAAGCATTACGGCCTTCCTGCACAGTCTTGATCTCTTTACCTTGAAGCTCCAACATTTTTCCGATCTGACGTTGGCTGCTATTGTATTCTGATCTCAAAGACTTGTAAGTGGCTTCAAGTTCCACGTAGGTGGCAGAGCTCGTATCACCAGACTTTTTAAGCGCGTCAAGTTGGCTCTTTGTGACTTCAAGAGACTTCGCTAATTCTGAGTTTGATTGAATAGCCGCATCGACGTCTATGTCCAATTCAAAGATTTTAATTTTATCTGCCATTATACTGGATTTATGGTTATGGTTACCTGATCTGTGTCGGTTAGATCATCGTTGTCTGTGACTGTAAGTTCAAATGTGTATGCTCCATATTGGGAACCATTATCCAATACTTCTACATAAGCAGATTGAAGGTTTGCATTGAATATGGTGATATCACTTCCTGAAGGTTGACTGATCAATGTCCAGGCATAGGTTGTTATAGTTTCATTGTCTGTGCTACCGGTACCATCAAGTATAAAAGACTTTTTATCGGGATCAGGTGTTGTGTCAAGTTGATCATAGGTGTATGTTGTATCTGGACCAGCATCAGCCGATGGTGCAATCAATACCTTGGCGCGAACATTTATCCGGAGCTCACCAGTTACATCTGAATATTGATCAGAATTGAATGACTTGATTTTGAACGGGAACGTGAAGCTGTGAGCCTCTTTGTCGTTCTCAAGGTCAATGAATGAAAGCGCGTAGTTATTCGCATCAAATTCAAACTCTTCAGTTTGCTCAACTCCATCAAGTAAAACCTGAACGTTAGGCGCGAAGCCACCTAGGATCTTGATCATTTCCGGTTGATCATATTCCGGATCAAAGTATTTGGGTGTGGTACGCTCAGTAAAGAATATCAGTGACGGATTGAAAGATGATCCATGGCCAATGAATGTGCTATAAGTTCCAAGCTGTGTTGGTGGTGAGTTTCTTGATGTACCTACAACCTGTATCAGTTCACAAGATGTTGTTTTGCCATTCTGATAATTGTTTACTTTGTTCAGATAGTAATACTGGCCAAGCTGCTTGATGTATTTCAATCTTAGAAAATCAATATTGTAAATATCAATCAGGCTCAAATTGAAAATTGATATACGTTTCTTTGGCCACTCCAACAATCTGCCAAAGGCTTTGTAATAGTTATTGATGTAATACTGGAACTGGATGTTGTCTTGTGACAAAATTGGCAGTTCACCGGTAAAAGTTTCAATTGCACCATTATCAAAAAGCTGATAGCTTGTGCTCAATTGCTTTTTAAATAAACGGAATAGGCTTAGTTCTGTCTTGGCCGGTTGAATGATCAACACACCATCGTCTTCAACCTCTTCCCAAATAGGAAGTAAATAAACGGGCTCAGATGATCGAAACAATGAAGCCTGACGAATTTTAAAGATACTGGTGAAGAGTGTTTTTTCAGAGTTTAGTAATTCATTATTGACGATAAGTTCACCATCATAGTCCAAATTAAGAACATCCTTTTCATAGGTATAGGCCATTTTGTTTGAACGAGCATAGTCTCCGAATGAATATTGTTCAGTACCGGTATCAACCAGCATATTTGACCAGTCCTCGGCATTTACACGATCGTTCAAAAGCTTTTCAAATCGAATGAATTTAAAGTTATTGCTGTTGCGATCCTGTGTGTACATAAGGCCGTAGCGCTGCATCACATCTTTAACAAAGTCGATTTGTGAGGTTGCGGGCATCAGCGTAGCAAAGTCTATGAACTGGCCTCCGATTTGCTCGGATAGTTCCATCTTGAGTGTTGATGTAACATCGAGATACCAAATAGCATTTTCAGTATCGGGTCCATACTCTTCAATGTCCGGCTGGGTAGCTGATATTAGTTTAGCGCTGATCGTATCTAAATCCTTGACTTCAAGAAATAGTGTTGCCGGTTCATAGCTTGAACCAGTGGTACCGTAAATAGTTTTGACGGCCTTGTCATTTTTGTAAATGTTGATGTATGCATTGCCGGCATTCAATTGAAGCGTATAACCAATATCAATTTTGATTCGTCCGTTGAATCTCATTGTAGCCTCAGCATTGCTGAATATGTTGATTTTATCACCGTTCACATTGGTAAAACCAAAATTGAATGAATCAGTAAATGATTGAGGGCCGTTAGTGGCGGCATTCCGATCAATAACGTTAAGGCTTTCCATAGTGGCCAAGTCCTCAGTAACTATACTTTCATTGCTCACTTCATAACCGTTAGCAGGACCAATCAATTCGGTTTTAAAATCGTTGCTTTCAAAGATGTCACCCTCGTAAGTGAATCCAAGGTCTGTGAAAATCTTATCCCAAACCGTATGCAAGAAAAGTGATGGTGCCTGGTAATCGATGCGAATAAGGCTAAAAGGTTTCTTCACTCCAAAGTCTGCTAAGCCGTAGATGTATCCTTCCGTATTTTCAAAAGAACCGGTGTAAACCGATTCAGAAAGGAAGTGATTGAGGTCGCTGTAGTTCAGCTGATCAAGTCTGCGGCCCTTTAGTGCTTCATAAAGGTTTATGTTGCCGTCATACACAACCACATCATAGCCCTTTCCGCTTTCATTAATCTGAGCGTAGCCTTTTGATATGAGTTCGATACCGTCGACGATTAGCTTTGCAGGAATACGCTGGTAAGGCTTCAAGGATTGATTCCCTGAAATGCCTAAGTAATCCATCACCTGAACGTTTTTAGGCGTAGGAGGTAGCGTAAACCGGTTAGTGTAATTAGCCTGACGGTTTTGCACCTCGGCCAGATCATTAATCTGCAAGGTCTGAGCCACTTTTTTTGGTTCAAGGTCCACTATGTAGCCGTCAAGCTTGAGTATTTCCATTAGAGTACGATTCGGTTTTGTTTAGGTCTTTCAATTTCAATAACTACATCATAGGTATTCCGGATGCGGTTAAAGGTTCTAAGCTTACCCGGCTTGATCTTTTCAGTGATCCAGTCGGTACGTTTACCAGTCTGGAACTGTTTATTGAGATACCGATAAACTTTAGGCGATTCCATCAGCGATTTTATGAGGGCCATTTCATTCTGGCTGATTCCTTCGGTGAAATACTTATCGGAATATTCAACCTCAAGACCTAAGTCAAAAAATCGATCATCTGAATTGTTGAGATTTTTAAAGTCCTGAAAGAATGATTCCGTTGACTTGGTGTTTACTGTCTCATCGTATTTGTGAAATAGGAAATAGGACCATCCACCTTGATCATTAAACCACTTGTAGTAACTGCCACAAATGGAATCAGCCTTGGTAAGGTGCAATGTGACTTTTGAAGTCTCACCGATATAAAAGTCAAGCTTGTTAATGCCGGGTTGAAGCGGTACGATCTCATCAACACTGAAATTATTGTCACCATCCGAAAGGAATAGCCGGTTAACGCCTTTGTTGATTTGAAATTCTGCTGATATGCCGGTGGCGCGGTTATTAATCGTAATTGCTCGATCAGCATCAGAATAGATTGCTACATCAAAGGGATAACCTTCAAAGTAGGTAGCATGGTAGTCCTGATTACTATCTGGGATGAAAGGCAATAGTAAAGCGATCTGATTGTTAATCTGGTTGATGGTGTTGCGCTTGTAGGCTTCTTCCTGATCAACTGCCTTAATGAATGCCAGATTGATGCTCTGATCGTCTGTGGTACCGTCATCGAACTCCACGGAAAGATCTGCTGTGATTTCCTGATACAACGTAGCATCTGGATAAACCATCGTGTTTTCGTTTTCAGGTTCGATCAGGTCTTGAAAGTAGTTTGCGTTGATCAATGCCTGTATGATTGATTTAAAATTGAAATAATACTCATCAGCTGGTGATGGTGTCGATTCAAAGTTCAAAGAGCCGATAGTTATAATGGCTTTGATGTTTGGTTTTTCAACATCAGATGAGAATTCAATGACGTTGTTGTTATAGGCATTGAGCACCTGATCTTTAGGTAGTGATGTGATGAATGATATTGCCATTACGCTGCCATTTTTTTAAGAAACCCTGTGATTTGGGTTGTGAATGAATCGATATAAAACTCGCTGACCTTATCGATGATGCTTTGAATACGCTCTGGAGTGATCACCGCTTCCACCAGATCAGTGCCGCCTTGCTTAAAATAATTGGTGCCTTCCTTTGCAATCTTACGGGCGATCAGGAATGCCAAGCTGCTTAACTTGATCTTACCTAAGAATGGAATAGGTTTATCCAGTATCCATTGGCGTATCGCTGCGATAGGTGGAAACTTACCAGGCTCTCTACCGTTGACCAGCTGCTCGGTGTAAGGTGCACCGGTGATCGTTGCTTTTAACCTTTGCACATCAACCACAAGAGATCGCTCCCAGTTTCCTGATGCCGGCATACCCAGTTCGATATGCTTTGCGATCAGATCCTGTTTGATTGATTCAAACTCCCTTTCAAGTATGGCTGATTGACTGGTCATTTATGAAAGATCATTTTGATGAATTAAGCCTTTTGCAATAAATCCTTCGATTTTAGAAATAATCATTGCTTGCTTACGAGCACCTTTTTTGCATTCGCCTCTTTGAATAAGCTTATAATCCTCAATCATTTTTTTCAATCCTTGATTACCATAATCATTCTTTACTCTTTGAGGTTTATAGTCTGGTATTGATTTAGCAACTGAACCACGTTCTGTTATTAACATATCTTCCTGCATTGCTGCCATAGCTAAAGCAAATCCTATAACTCCTATTCTTCTAAATCCCATCCTAATATCCTTTAAGGTTAAACTGAACGGATACGCCGTCCCCGTTAAAATCGTGTATGTTGATCACTTCAATCGTGGTCCAAGTGGTAACATCAAAATCACACTTCATCTTATTCCAAAGCTCCTGATTGACGAACTCCTTAGCTGGCACGATAAACTTGTCATACTTTTCAGCGTAAGGCATATCAAGATCAGCGTGAGTAAGAACCATAAAGCTGCCTGTGTATCTGATGCCATCTGCTTCACGCTGGGTGGTGACGGGGTCTAAGAATATGCCTGTCTCATTGTCCTCAAAGCTTTCAAGTTCCTGATTAAAGAACTCAAGAACATCCGTCAGGTTTTGGTAGTCACGTCTCGCGTGAATGAATCGCCATCCTTTTGCAATGGCTGTATTTTCGAGAAAGGTTTTGAAGTCCATTACTTGGCTTTTGATTTGATTTCTGAATAGTTCTTTTGCACCTCGCTCAAGATCTTGTTATGCAGCATCAGCGTGAAAACCATATTGTAGGGCCACGTCTCAATCTCTTGAGGACTTTTTCCGTACTGCTGGCCAATTCCGATGAGTGTATTCATTTCTGCAAACACACTTAATCGTTCAACACCTGCAGCTTGCATATCCGGATCAGTGTCTGACTTGAGTGCGTTGTATTCCTTTATGATTAATTCTTCAATACTTAATCTTAGCCAACCAATAGCGTTTAAAAAATCGGTAACTGGAGCATTAATAAACTGTGAACGCTTTATCCCGAATATCAAAGTGAAAATCTCTACAATACGTTCAAAATCAGTTTTTGTAATAGAACTTTTGATATTTGCTATTTCACCGAATTCTAATTCGCCCAATCGTTTAGCCTTGAAATTTCCAAACCTAGGTGTGAAGTTGAACATTGACTGTAAATACCAATAGGGCAAAGCTTGTTGATCATTCAACAATAAAAATTCACCAGTTGATATTTTATCTAAATTCCAAATCATTCCCTTACTAAATCAGAACCTTCTGTAATAATTTTATGTGCAGTATTATCGCACAATTGATCTATACATAAACCGGAATTTACTTTCAATCCTTTTGAATTTATCCAGTTTTTAATCGATTTGCTTAATTGATTTTCCATAATTATCCTGCGTTTGCTCTGGTGAAACTTGTCTTCTTTTTGATCGTATAAACGCAATAGCCGTCACCGTCTGTGATGTGATCAAATCCACTTTCTTTGTCTGGCACTCCGTTCTTGTAGGGTAGGCGTTCGTAAGCTTCTGTTAGTTCGGGGCAGTTGTTTGTGTTGATGAAGTTTGTGATCTCACCTTTGGCATTCTTAAAGCTTCCGTTCACGGTGGTAATTCGATCGCGTACACTTGGATTTTTAGGAGCGTGAATCACTTTGAATCTTGCTTTCTTGAGCAGTTTGATATCACTCTCACCAGCTGTATTACGTGCGTTACCTGATGCATCTGGATAAACAACAATCGTATGTTTTGAGTACCGTTCTTTCAATATGCTGATCATATCTGCGGTATCGTAGGCATTTGTAATTTCAGCCACTGCGGTTGAGACCGGACCATCAGTAACGCGAATAGTCGCGCTCATCTTGGTGATGTTGAAGTCCATTCCCACGTGCAGTATTTCCCCTGGTTTCATTTCCCGATCGCTGTGATTGACTTTACGGTCAAATGCGTAATAAACCGAACCTGAATTCAGATTGACAAACTCACCGTTGAGATAGGCTTCAAGCTCCTGCTCAGTGTAGATATCCATCAGCGTTTCGATGTAGCTTTCTGGAAGGAATGGATTGTCTTTGGTCTTAGCCTTGATCAGCTTGCGGTTAGGCTTGTTATCGCGCACAAAGAAATCATACAGGAATTTAAAGCCTTCAGGAGTGGAAACCATATCAATGCAATTCACAGCGCCATCAGGAAGCGGCTTTCTGTTACGCCCGGCAATCTTGACAAACACGTCACGCATTTTCTTTTTGGGTAGGATATCTGCCTCATCAATCAGCGAATAGCCAACCTCATAACCCACGATCGTATCGGCTTTATCCATCGAGCGAAGGATGATCTTACCAAGCGGCGTTCTGAACTCCTTGTCGGTTTCGTTAAGCACGTAAGGGATGCCTTGCTGATCAAGATATTCTTTGAAGTTAGGGAAAGCAATATCCTTGATCAACGGGTAGGTGGGAAGATAGTAAGCCACATTGATACCTGGATATTCCTTCTTTTTTTCAACCGTCTTGATCGTACCAGCCTTTGACTTACCAGAGCCAAAACCACCAACGATACCCGTATGGGTAGCATTAGAAGCAATGAATTCCATCTGATGTGGAAGTACGGCGATATCAACGGTCTGCTGTGGCATTGATGAACTTTGTAGGTTTAATATCTGCGGTTTTGGTTTCTACCTGGTGCTGTCTTGGGGATTCGGAACCTTCAAGCCTGATGATCATTTTTTCAATGCGGCCGATCGCATTCATTCCTTGTGGAGTTTTGCGATATTGATCATCCATATCCTTGATCAGTTTGTTAAGGCGGGCAATCCTTCGGGCTCGTTTGCTTTCGATCTTAATCTCTTCATCCTTTCGAAAGCCATCGTATGCATCCTTGAGATAATTCTCGCTTTGACGTCTGGTAATGCCCCATTTGGATTGGCACTTTTTGAGAATATCCGTGTCTGTCTCGCAGTCAATAAGCCATTTTTGGCATTGTCTGATTCGTTTTTCCTTCTCGATTTTAGTTGCTCTGGCCATAGGTTATACGAAACATCTCGAAACAAAAGTAATATAATATATTATTTTTTTATCAGAATTTTTAAATCAGTTCCAAGCATTTCATAGTTCTTGGCAGTGTAACGCAAAACTTTCCAGCCTTCAAGCGTGGCCAGATTGTACTTGATGCAATCTTTGGTGTATCCGCTGATGGTGGTGTGGCCACTCTTTTCGCTAAATATGCCTTCATACTCGATGGCTATCTTGAGGGCAGGAATAGCCCAATCAAATCGGAATTTGCGATCGTCACTGAATTGCAATTCCCGTAGGTAATCAGGAATACTTCCTTCGCGCTTCATAGCCCAGAGAACCAATTCGATGCTTCGCTTTTCGTGGCTGATCTTTTGCACATTGGTGCGTTTAGGCTGTTGATCAAGATCTGTTTTGATTCCTTTGGCTTCAAGTTGTCGCAATGCGAGTGCGTTCCATTTTTTCATCGTTGTGGTTTTAGAATGGCAGATCGTCTTCATCATCTGCATTTGGTTGATAGCTTGGTTCATCAAATGCCTGTTTCGTTGTGGCCGGTGTTGGTGGAGGTGGAATAAAATCATCCATTGGCTCAGCATCATCGATGTTGCTGAAATTCGTGAAACGGCCTTCAAACTTCATTCGGTTTCGTACAAGTGCACCGTTTCGGTTTTTAGCAATGATGTATTCAGCTTCACCGGCACAAGGTGCTTGATTATAATCATCCCAAGTATCCTGATTGTAATACTCCGGACGGTAGATGAATTGCACCACGTCAGCATCCTGTTCGATTGCTCCTGATTCGCGTAAGTCAGAAAGCAATGGGCGTTTATTACCGCCACGTTGTTCAACCGATCGGCTAAGCTGAGACAAAGCAATCACAGGAATTTGCAATTCTTTGGCCAGTAGCTTTAGTCCTCTGGAAATCTTTGAGATTTCCTGTTCACGGTTTTTGTTGCTGCCTTCCATCAGCTGCAGATAATCAACCACAACCATTCGGATGCCTTTTTCCTTTTTCCATTTTTTGCATTTAACCGAAAGCGACTGGATTGTTAGCGTGGTATCATCATCGATGAACAGCGGAATCTTTTCAAGTTCGTTCATTCTGCTGATCACCCGGTTTTGTTCAACCTCGTTCAAACCCGATTTGATGAACTTGTCGTTTTCGATTTTGCAATCCATCGACCACAGTCGGCTTAGGAGTTGATTGGCTCCCATCTCCAAAGAGAAAAATGCTACAGGTATTTTCTTCAATGCAACGTGCCAGGCAGATTTCAATGCAAAAGCGGTTTTTCCCATTCCGGGACGTGCAGCGATGATGATGAGTTCACCGTCTCGCCAACCTCCCATTTTTTCAGAAAGGTGCCTGATTGGTGTTTCAATGCCGGGTTTGATTTCATTGTTGAAAAGCTTTTTGCCGTATTCAACCAGATCGACTGTGAGTTCACGAATGTCGATCTCTTTGTTTTTGATCAGCAGATTTGAAACATCGTTCAGGTGCGTATAAGCGTTATCCAGAAGTTCCAGAGAATCGCTGCCATCATCGTAAGCTTTTTCAATCACTGCGGATGAGTTCCTGATCAATTCACGCATAATGAATTTTTGCAGAAGTATTCGGCAATGGTATTCTGTGTGAGCTGATGAAGAAACCAATTGCGTAAGCTGGATCAGGTAATAATCACCGCCGATATCGCTTAACTTTTTTTGCTTTTTGAGTTCATCAGAAACCGTCACAAGGTCGATTGCTTCGCTACGGTGGTAGATTGATTCAATGGCTTCAAAGATCTGCTGGTGTTGAGATTTATAAAACACCTTGGCTTTGATAATGCTCAGGACTTCATCAACGACTGATGAATCGATCATCATTGCTCCCAGAACTATCTGCTCCAGATCATTTGCCTGTGGTGGAATTTTTCCTTTCATCCGATGGGTACGTTGTAACCGGAACCAACTTGATTTTTAACCTCGATATCTTTTTTGCGTCTGTTCCAGTTCAGGAAGTGTGATGTGTAATCGCTCCAGGATTTTGCATGGGATCCTGTGCTGGTTAAATGCTGATTGAATTCCCGGAGTAATTCTTCGAGCTGGTGACGTGATTTTAGTTTCAAGGTTTGGGTTATCGCATTACACAGTTTTTGATCGTTGAGATAATCATTTTTTAAAGCGTCGATGTTTTTGAAAACCCCTTCTTTATTTTCTACTTCATGTTTCTCTTTTACTTTCTCTTTCTCTTTCTCTTTATAAAGAGGGGTTTCTTGGGTTTCTGTCTTGGGTTTTTTTTCTGGGTTTTTGGGTTTTTTTGGACGGCCACCTTTTTTACCATTTTCACGAGCAGCTTCAGCTTTAGAAATTCGTTTTTTGATGTTGTTTATCCACCACTTTCCATTGGGTTGAACGTCGATATATTCCATCAGTTTTTGGTATTCGAGATCAGATAGCTCGATATTGTAATCGTCATAGATAAAATCTCTATTCATTTCTACGGGCTCACCTTCCTTGTACATCAAGTCAAAAAGTTCCCTAAGTGCATAGCGCACCATAGGGAATCTTTTAAGTCGTTTAAACGTTTCAGAGGTCCACCAGTCTTGGGGGTACCAAGTGTATCCTAATTGTGACATATTTATATTTTTAGTAGAATAATCTTTTCATTACACTGCCATCACTGTAAATCTTATCCAGGGGCTTTGATGCTTTAGGCTCTGTACCGTCCCAACCATTTGGATAGGTTTTAGCAGCTATCAGTTCTTTGATGCGTTTTCCTTCAGCTGAGTTAATCAGGAATATTTTGGGCTTACCAATATTGACAGCTTGTTCATTGATTTCGTTTTGAATGTCAATGATTTCGTAGAAGAATTTTAACCTTGCTGAAAGTGTCAACGGACCCATTCGCTGTTGATTCTTAGCAAGGGTTCCATCCTTTTTACGTTGGCCACCAGCTTTCCTTAATCTGTACTGTGGTTTCTTCATTTCCCGGTAGATAGGCTTAAGCCTTTTTAAAGGCTGTAAATAGCTCCAATCTGGAATATTGATCAAGTAGTCGAGTGCTTTATCTTTTGAAGCAAGGGGGCATCCTATGCATCCCGTACGCGCGTTAAGTTCTTCAGCTTCCTCACCACCGTAAGCATCTGCAAGTATTGATGTATCCCAGCCACCATACTTTGGCATAGGAGCAAAAACCTTAAGCCAATCCCAAACATTACAAACTCGCCAGTGTAGAATAGGCGCGAGTGTTGCGCATAGATCATTTTGAAGACCGGTCTGGTACCAACCTTGACCACACTCAGCACCATCCTTTGAGCAGCTGACATTTATCCTTTGATCACGAATTGAACTCTCACCCAATCTTACACCGGTAAGCATTAAGATCTTCTCAGACTTTTCCTGTTGAAATTGTGACAAGGCGGCTTCCATTGGTTCTACCTTGATCTGACCAGTACACCAGCGGAAAGTATTTGAAGGTGGGGGCACACCACGGCCAAGGATGTAAACAAGGAATCGATCATCCATTGGTGCCGTTACCACATTAACTTTTACACCGCGTTCCTCAAGTTGTTTTGTAAGAACCTGGGCAGATAGCCAAAGTGGTGGTAGTTCCATTCTGGTATCAGCTGCGAATATTGTAAAGGTTTCAGGCTTTGGAATCTGGCCGGTAGTGATGAGCTGAGTGATTAAGGTCACCACTGTTGTGCTATCCTTTCCCCAGGACCAAGCTGCAGCCCAATGTTTATGACGTGATCCGTATTCAATCATACTTGCGATCGTAAGCTCGATTGATTCAGCAACGCTGATTTTTTCAGTTCCAAATATGTTGAGTTGATCTTTCATTTAAACAGGTCCATTACGTTGTTAATCATTTCCATTTTCATTTCATCAGTGGCACCGGTGATGGTGTTTCCGGTGTGGCGTTTTTCCTGAATCATTCTGTACAGTTCTTCATCAATGGTATTCTGGCCAAGGAGGTAGGTACACATCACAGAGTTCTTTTGACCAATACGGTGTGCACGATCTTCACACTGGGCACAGTCTGCATACGTCCACGGGTATTCAATAAACAATACACGTGATGAGGCGGTAAGCGTAATACCTACACCTGCAGCTTTGATGTTACAAATGATCAGATTGGTGTTAGCATCATTCTGGAAGCTATCGATCGCGTATTGCTTTTGATCCTGAGAATCTCTACCAGTAACTGTCACGGCTCCCGGAAAGTTCTTTTTGAGTTCATCTACAATCGCGTGGTGAATCACAAACACGATCAGCTTTTCGCCGCTATCCAAAACACCTTCGATAAACTCTTTGGCTTCATTCATTTTGCCATAGGCTGAAAGCTTTTTGAGTTCACCCATCTTAACCATTATCTCACCGCGAAGCTTCTTGGCTACTTCAGCATCATCTGCACCATTCGCGCGTAAGTATTCGACAAACTGATCCCGAGCCTGATTGTATTGCTTGCGGGTAGTGATATCACACAGGATGGTTTGCCTTTGTTTTTCAGGAAGATCTTTGGCAACCTCCTTTTTTTCCCTTCTGAAAAAACAGTATTTGTTCAGCTTGTAGTTGAGTTCCTTAAGGTTTGAAGCGCCGCGACCACCTTCGCAGTAACGAGACAGATATCCCTTGCGACCACCAAACTCTTTTAAGCGCCCCATTATGGCCAGCTGTGGGAATAGATCAATAGGTTTGTTTACAACCGGCGTTCCTGATAGCAGGATCACGCGCTCCTTACCCTGGCAAATCTTGAGCGTGAATTTTGCTTGCTGTGTTTTGGTGTCCTTGCATCGATGAGATTCATCAACGATCACGCTTTTAAGCAGGTTGATACGCTCATCCATAATGATATCCGCAGAGGTGTATCCGCTGCCTTTAGGTGGCATCCTACGCACGAAATACTTTCTCAGGCTCTCGTAGTTCACGATGAATACATCTGCCATTCCTACGGCGTGAAATTGCTGCCAGGTATCTTTGATCTTGTTATCAAGAATCATTGCTTTGCGATCGGTCCACATTTCCCATTCGCGTTTCCAGTTGATCTTGGTTGATGCCGGGCAAATCACCAGGCAGGGGAATACAACTTCACCACGTAAAGCTGCACCGTGAATGGTGCCAATACTTTGCAGTGTTTTTCCTAGTCCTTGCTCGTCACCATTCAAATAGCGTTTCAATTCAAGACCACGGGCTACACCTTGTTTTTGATATGGGCGAAAGCCGTGACCATCAGGATGTGAGAGTGGAACTTCCTGATCAAGCTGAGGCAGATCAGGAATGCTATCGATCTCTTGAGGTGTAACATCATCGACTATAAAATGTTCAACCTTTGCCTTTGGAAATTTCTTTTTGATCCACTGATAAAGCTTGATCAAATTGTGGGATTGGTTAAGTGGCAATACCCAGTTCTTATCTTGATAGTGGAATGAATGTCCTTCAATCTTTTTGATACAGGTTTCAAATACCTTGCGGTAGGGGCCGTGCGGTATATTTACCCTAAATTCTGTGCTGTATTGAACTATTTGCATAATATATTATATTAGATAATAGTTAAGCGGAAGCCTGTTCCGGCTCTTTGAGCATATCAAAAAGCGTAGGCATATCCATTTCTTCCTGCATTGCTTTGCAGTAGGTTGCACCATCCAAGAAATAACCGTTGTTTAATTCACAACCTAATCCAAATCGGTTAAGAAGTATAGCTCGGTAGGGTACAGTCATTAGACCTCCAAAAGGATCATACACCACATCACCTTCATTGCTGAACTGGGTAATGGTACGGTCCACAATATCGAACTGAAGCGGACACAAGTGCATTTCTTTGCCTTTGCTCCATTGTGAACCGTTAAGCGTTAGCATACGTGTTACATCGGCCCATACTTCATCGCTCCAGCTTTGAGGTTGTAGGAGCATAAAGGAGGTTGGAAGTTTGCCAGATGCATCTAGTTTTTCACCAATCTTGACGTGATGCTCATAATTGTAGATCGTGTCAAGGCTATTCTTTTTGAAGGTTTGGAATATACCTTTGTGATCAAGCTTGGCCAGTTCTTCCGGTACCAGAAGTCGATTGCCCGATGATCTTGTAAAACCGTGAGCATCCACCTGCCAACGAGCACGTGAGTATTTGCCTTTATCTTTTACGACCGGTTCATCGGCGTAACTCTTATCAGTTGATGTTTGAGGCTTTCGGAATAACAAAAGATACTCCGGCATTCCCACACCCATCTTGGTACCGTCTTTACATTGCTCAGTCCATCCTAATCGATAGGTTTGATTGTTTTCGCGAACCACATCGGTCACAATTGTTTTCATACCCATATAGGCAAAGCCGTGCTTAGTGAAGTGCTGAATGGTATCCAGATGAAACGGATAAACCGTTTGAAACCCAAGTCCGTTAAGGCCACCAGGAATGATGCGATCTTTTACATGTATTGCAGCAATGCGACCAGGTTTAAGAACTCTCAGCAATTCAGGCGTTAAAAAATCCATTTGCCTGAAAAACTCTTCATTACTTTCGGAATGGCCAAAGTCTGAATAGTTGGGCGTGTACTCGTATTGCATGCTGAAGGGAATGGAGGTGTGTATCAATCCCACGCTGTTTTCCTTCATTGCTTTAGTTTCCGGCACGTTATCGTTATTGATGAGGCGATACCTTCGCTCTTTGATTTCGATGCGTTCTACGCCCATATTTCGAGTGAGTACCTTAGCCATTTCCTGATGGCTCAATCCGTATTTTTTAATGATGTCTGTCATTTTCTTAACCATTTTGTTGTGTTGTGACCATTTTCGTTCCAGGTCCTTTCTGATCTTGCGTTCCGCTTCGGTATATATCAGATCAATACGCACTGCGTGTGGTTGACCAAATCGCTGAATACGGTGAATAGACTGGATGAAGTCATTGAACTTGTAGCCAATGCCTAAATAAATAGCCCAGTTGCAATGCCTTTGCAGGTTGCAACCGCTACCGGCAATCACCGGCTTTGTGCTTAGTTCCTGAATCTCACCATCGCTAAAGCCGCGAATGAGATCTTCCCGCAGTTCAAGCTTTTGCGAACCGTACACACTGGCCACTGATGGTATTGCTTTCGCGATCGCTTTGCGTTCGGCTTCCGTGTCGTGCCAAAGGATGCGATGAGCTTCCGGTGATAGCTCTCGCAGTTCCATCAACTTGGCCACACGTGCATCAACTGTTTCGCGTTTTTCCCGTGCAGCTTCGCTAAGACCGAAAGCAGCATTCTTGAACATACGTTGCTGGCCGTCTTTCTCATAACCGGCCTTTGTGTGATCTGTTGGAATCTCGTGCCATATTACTTCAAGAGGTGGCAGAATGTAGCCTTCATCATCTTTAGGATCACCGGTAAGGTCTGAAGGTTTGGAAACAAATATCGCCCAGCTTGAAACCCACATCCAGAACTCTTCTTCTTTGTGCGCGTGAATCGTAAGCTTATCGGCTTTGGTACTGTCTCTTTTAAAGAATCGTGTCTTTGCCTGGGATACATCCATCACACCCAAGAAATCAGCGTAAGCGAGTAGTTCAATGTAATCATTAGGGGATGGGGTAGCGGTTGCTACAAAACGATATTTTACACCTTCAGCGCCGCGGCGGTTTCCGTTAGGACCACCATCACCAGTAAAGATTCGCATAAACTCTCTGAAGGTTTTAGAACCACCAAGGCCACGCAATACGGAAGCTTCATCGAGACTGGCCACTTCAAACACAGTCGGGTCCAGTTTGCCGTCACGAACGCTTTCGTAGTTGGTCAGGTAGATACCGTCACCATTCATTTCTGAATTGCGGCGAATGAACTTAGGAAGGTTTGACCATCCTAAACGCTCCTTTGCATCTCTGATAAATTCTGCACGAACGGAAAGCGGACAAATGATCAAGCCACTGCCACCGGTGTTCTCGAGAACTATACGAACGGCTTCAAGTTGAGTCACGGTCTTATGAAGACCAAAGGAAGCGAAGCAAGCACGTCGACCACCTTCAACCAGCCATTTTACCATGAGCTGATTGTGTGGCTTTAATGCCGGGTTGATCTTGCTTACTTCAAGGTCAACACCTTCTTTTTGCGCCAGCTTGATCTTTGATTTTAAAAAGTCTGTGTAGTTCATTGCTAATAAATTAAATCGGTCCAGTGGATTATCTTTCCTGAGAAGTCATTGTCAAAGTATTGAAAGAATTCCATGGTATTTTTAAATCCATCATTTATAGCTAGTTCTTCAATTTGACTAATGTTTAAGGGTTCACCATCAACAAATACGGCAGGCTCAGAACTGAACTTTTCACATAGTAATTCATCGTATGATATCTCGATATATTGAATCGCTTTACACTCAGCTACCGGTGCAAACTGAAAACGATCGGCGGTGCGGTTATTGATCACAAAATGAATTTTATTTCCTGCTTTCCAGCGGTCCTTTTCATCTCTACGAATGGTGTGGAGTTTACCAGATTTCATTCGTGGTTCTTTTTCAGGAATCCAATCCCAATGTTTACCAAATAAGACTTTATGTGCTCGCATATATCTATGATATGTTTCGTCACAATCTTGAAATTGGTCTGATCTTAAAAAACCTTCCCATATCTTTTCTACAAAATAGGTTGGCTTATCGTTTAATTTTTGACTAAATGCTAGTGTCATTGTCTGTGATTATTTGATTCTGATTAATTGCTTTTCAATCTGCTTAAAAAAGATTTAGCGGAATCCATATCCTTGCTAATTTCTGCGATATCATCATAGGACTTTCCTTCTATATCATTGGCAACTGTGACTAAAGCCGCATATCCAGCAATCTTTTCTCTGGTTTCTTGAGTAGGGTTGATACGATGTTGTTTTATAGCGTCTTCAAGTTCATCTAGGGACTTGTCAAAGCCAATTGCTTTTGCGAATAATGGTAATAACATAATTGTTTGCTTTAAGTGATTATTTATTGATTCTGTTTAATGTATTCTGCGATGGTAAGCGATGGCTCAGGTCTTCTATTGTCAAGCGCGTTATAGTCTTCAATGACCATTTTTGCCCGTTGATCAGCATTTAGCTTATCAAAGTGGGGATGACAACGCACCGCAGAAAGTGATCGCAACCTTTCCAGATTCAACCACTTTCCCTTTGGCACGTTCCAAACTTTATTAAGCGGCATCTGATGAAGTTGTTACCTCGATTGACATTCCTTTTTTCTTCAAGTCTTTTTTCAGTTTCTTGAAGCTTTCTTTTGCATCCATAGCGGCATCACTTTCTGCCTCACTTTCTTCAGGCTCAAACTCCTCATCATCAAAGCCGATCTCAGGCTGAGCACGTTCCGCTTGCTTACCGTCCATAAAGGCAACTACTTCGGCTTTGATCGTTTCAACGGCATCAATCATCTTGTCAAAGAACTCGTATTCATTTTCTTTGCTGCCGCGGCCTGTACTAGGCATTGTAAGTGCCAGGTTCTTTCCGGTATTCAAATGACGTACACCGGTGATTTTGACAAAGATTTCACCGTTCTTTTCTTCGGTTGAAAAGCCGGTCACCTTAAACTTGTTGGTGATCTCTTCGGGTAAAGGTTTGTCAAGGTCCAGTTGCTTCACCACATCAGGCTTTTGCTTTTGTTCAGTGAGCAGTAGGAGGTGGGGCAATAGGGCTTGAAAGGCATTGTGCAGATCTTCGTGAATAGGTGCATCACTGTCTGCTTTGATACTGTCTTTGCGACCTGGTTGATGATCTTCATAACTCCATTTCAGGAATAGTCTGCTTCGGATTTCTGCTGATTTAACGTGAATTTCCATTAGGTAAAAAGTATTTGTTGTTATTAATTGTTGGTCTTAATTCCACTTTACCTTCATCGACCAGTTGCTGAAGGATGGGTTCAAGTTCCTTAAGGTGAAAACCACAATGCCCGGCTGATTCGTTTGACTTTCGCCTGATCAGGAAGAGCATCATTGTTTTGAGTTTTTCTATTTCTTCAGGACTGAATTGCATTTGGTTTTTGTACTTGCTTTGGGTATCGATCTCGTGGGTATTGAGCTTTACCGGTGAACCATCCTGTTATGGGATGCATTCCTGTGTTCCAGAATTCGTGTTCTTTGAGTGGCATTAATCAAAATTTTTGCTTTCTACCTCTCTTAATCTCAAACCATCTTTATAAATGGCATTATGTTTAGCTAGTTTCATTTGAACTTCGGCACGATCAAGTTCATACCTAAATGAATTATTAACTTGTTTAGCAAGACCAGCTTGTGCTTTTGCTTTTTCTACATCTATTTGGTCATTATCTAATTTGTCCATTTGACCGAATAAGAATGCATTGAATGATTTATTGTTTACTGGTTTCATAAAAGATATTTTATATTGTTAATGAAAAATTCTTCGTTTTGATCTATAAAAGATTGATATATCTGTAGGTTTAAGTGTTCGTTGAGTACCTTATCTAAATCGTCCCTACGATAATAATTAGGCTGTCTTCGAGATGATAAAATTTTAGCCGTTATAATTTCTTCATCAAAATTTGTAGACTTTATTAGAACATCAATTTTGTCTTTGTTTTGATCAATAAAATCCGGCTTATATTTTGACCTTATAATTCTAATTGTTGAACTTGAAAATGAACCTAGTTCCCTTTTTGTTGGATTGATAACAGTTAATTCTGTTTTATTATAATTCTTGACTTTTAAGGTATATTTTTCTAAAAGTGAAATGATTTGGTTTAAATCTTCTTCCGGTATTACTGGAAGAACTTCATTTAAGCCATTAATACATTTAGTTAACTGTATTGCTTTTAAACTGTCCATAGGTTAAAAAGGTGTTTTATTGAATGGGATATCGTCCCCGTTATTTGCGACTGTAACCGTGCATCCGGTTGACTTCATCACTTCATTTTTGAACTGAACTTCATTGCTGTTGATGTCTGAAAGGTGAATGAGTACGATGTTATTAACCGCGCTGATGTCGTTTGCCTTAATGGTCTGGATGCAGGTTTTTAAACTCATATGTGACTGGATAATTCGATTCTTTAAGAATTCCATTTCAGTCATTTTACCTGCGATGATCTCATCTGAATAGTTTGCTTCAATGATGATATTATTCAATCCTTTGAAGGTGTATGGGCAGTAATAGGTATCGGTAAGGAATAGGACTTTGCCACATTCAGGATGATAGATCATAAAGCCGGAAGGTTCTGCAGCATCGTGCTTAACATCAAAGCACTTCACTTTAAAGTTGCCAGCTTTGAAATCATCAATGCGATTAAGGGGCGTAGCCCTGTGCTTATAACCATTCTGTATATTAAGAGCATCGAAAGTTCCAGCCGTGGCATATACTTTAATTCCTAATCTTAGTACATCCTGAACTGATTTACAGTGATCCTTATGTTCGTGTGTAAGGATGCAGCCCACGACTTTTGAAAAGTCAAAGTCTAGAGCCACTTTGATATCCTTAATATTCACACCACATTCAATCATCAAACATTCCTGATCATTGTAAAGCAGATAGGCATTGCCTTTACTTCCTGTACCGATTACCTTTAACCTCATAGCTTTCTAGGCTTCAAATTGCATTTCCGGCATACGCTCTTCCTTCTGTTCCGTAATGACTTTCTCGGATTTAACCTCTTCTTCGCCTTTTACTTCAATCTCTTCCGCATCATCAGCATCATCAAAGGATAATTCCTTTCTGTTTGCGTTTTCTTTGATCTGGTGATTCACGTGAGCCTGAGTAGGGGATATTCCTGGATCATCATCATCCAGAACCGCACTATCATCTGAACTGTTTACAAACATTTTAATGGCACGATTGGTAACTGTACGCTTGGCCATTTCACCTTCAAAATTTTTGTGTGCTGGTGAATTTCCATTTGTAGCACCTTGCTTCCAGGATTGCTTAATTTCATCAATGGTCATGATATCTGTATCCTGAACACCATCAGGAAGTGTAACCACGCAATAAGCGCCTATGATAGGATTTCCGAAATTTTTAAAAGGCTGGTTGTGCTCGGTAATAACACGACGACCATCAGCTTCAATCTTATAGTTGAAATCATCGCCTTCAAGTATAAGGTTGGCTTTTACATCAAGTAATCCCGCTCGTTTTGCGATCATCACCTGACCAAAATAGGATGTCATACAAATCAAGTCATTTCCATAAGGAACGAAATAGCACTGATTCTTAGCAGGGTTTAAGCCTAGTTGAACCATTTTAAACAAGGCCATTGCTATGGTGTTCTTACTACAAGCTTCTAGTACTGGCTTTTTATCTCGTGTTTGTACATCCTGAAGTATTAACCAGGCAGATTGCAAGGCATTTTCAGGTGAATAATTACTAGGGAGTTTAAAGCCTCCTTGTTGAAGTTCAGCAATACGATTCTGAACATTTTCGATAGTAGCTTCTTTTACTACTGCAATTGCATTTTTACTCATAAATTTAAAAGGATTAAGAGAGGGACACGAAAGTCCCTCTGTGGATTAATGTTTAAGCTTCTACTGCTACACGTTTGTTTTGGGTTGCAACTCGAAGCTTTTGATCTGATTCTGATACAATCAAATTGATGATCTGTGATTTACTGGGTATAAGATTGACCACACTCTCGCGGTTATCGATAAAGATTGGCGCGTTTATCTGGTAGTAATTAGTGAGGGTGTTGATGATATCAATACCGGCATTGATTTTACTAGCCGTGTTTGCATCTGAAAAGGGCACACCATCGATGAGTGTGTCACAGGTTTCGGTCTGGCCACCGTTGATCTGAGTGTTAAACATCTTGAAGCTTACTATCTCAAATTTTGAATTGATTCGCTTTTCAAGGGTTTCAATCTTGGCCTTGATGAAGTTCTCAATAACGAACTGCTCACGCTCCTGACTCGCAATCTCTTGAGCCATTGCAGTCTCTTCTTTTGCGAGTTCTTCAATTCGCTGGTCAGCTGCTTTGATTTGATCTTTTTTATTGTACTGAAGGGCTAATTCATTGAGACGCTCTTTAACCTCTCGTTTCTTAGCCTCAAGTTCACTGGTGTCAACCTTCTTAAGTGAATCAGCCTTTTCAGTAAGTCTCTTAATGCTTAATTCTGCAGCTTCCAGTTCTTCATTTTCTTTGATCAGACGATCATAGATTTCATTTTCTGAAGGAAGATCTGCTGTGTCGGCATTGTCGATCTGTTTGGATATTGAATCCATTTGAGATTTCAAATCAGCAACCAGATCAGTGCCTTTAGCAATACGTTCGTCAAGGGTTTTGATTTCGGCTTCTAAGAGTTTAATTGAATCTGTGTTAGCCTTACCGGTTGCGTTGATGCTTTCTAAAGTCTGGCGTTTGTTTTTATTGAAATTTTCTTCAAATTCAGCACGCTTGGCATCAATATCTTCAGCTTCGAGTTCACGCTTACAGGTAGGGCACTTGCAGGCGTTCTCATCCATCTCAAATACCTTGGCATTTTCGGCTTTCCATTTTTCACCAAGAGCTTTGTTTTGATTTTTCAGCGCTTCAATTTCCTTTTCCTTAGCTTCTTTCTTTTGAGCCAAGGTATCACGACCACGATCTGCAGTTTCAAGTTCAGCATCCAGTTCGCTTAGTTTATCGCGCAGCTTACGCACTTCAGAACTTGCTTCAGAATACTGTTTGTAGGCTTCCTTACGTGCTTTGTGCTTTATATCAATGACCTTATCCTCCAGATCGTTGATGCGCTTTTTAATCTCACGCTTTTGCTCAATAAGACCCTGTTCAGCCTCAAGTTCATCGCGCATCTGGGCATCAATCTTTTCAATTTCCTTTTCGGCCTGACCCATTTTCTGATCAATTTGATCGAAATTGATTGCTTCAGGTTTACCACGTTCAACTTCATCAATACGAGTAGGTATCAATTTGAGTTCGGCTTTCATTTTCTTAAGTTTGGCACCAACCTGAGACTGATACTCTTCAAGTGATTTATTAGAAAGCTTTGCAATAAGGTTTTCAAAGTCTTTATCACCACGAGCAATCTCTTCATCAGTAATACCGCCCACCATATCAATGAGTACATTGCGGCGATCCTGCCATTTGAGTGAGTTGAAAGCGATCGGATTGGTGATCATCTTGAATATTTTTTCATCAAGAATATCACTCACCTTTTTAGAATAGTCCCCGGCACTTAGCGGTACTTCATTCCAGAAATAAACGGTTTCGTTACCTGAAAACTCAGCCACTTCAGAACCGCGTTTGGTTACCCATTTTTCACGCAATATGCGTTTGAGTTCTACCAGTTCACCATTAACCTCAAGAATGGCTGTAACCTCGTGCTCCAGCTTAGGTATTACATTGTTTGACTTGTCGAGTGTTTTAATTTCAAAGGCAGTACGATCTGCACTGTCTTTACCAAAAAGTAACCAGGTGAAGGCATCAAATATTGATGTTTTACCAGTACCGTTGTCACCAAAGATGCTGGTCACTGGCCCGAAGTCATCAATGTGAAGTTTGCGAATACCTTTAAAGTTTAAAAGGGTTAGCGATTTGATTTTGATCTGATTCATAATAAAAAAGTGTTTAGTGATTAAGCGAATATTAAATAGGTTACAAGGGCTGAGAATGCTACACCTACGGCGAAGCCTGTAGCTCCACCAATCAAGGCATAGTATTTCTTATCGAGCCGGTCTAATTGTTTGTCTAGTGCATCCATTAAGCTGATTGTTGAGGGTTGTACATTTCCTGAGTTACTTTAACCTCTCTGAAGAAATCATCCATAAAGTGGCGTTCATCCATATTGAGGTCTTCCATCCGTTTGCCGTTTACAAGCCATCGACCGAAACGGAATTCTATATCCATTTTCACAGCAGTAGCATTTGAGCGTTTATATTACAGTCTGTAGAGTATGCTATCATTGCATAGATCATCGATCGGTAAAGAGGTCTATCGATACCTTGATTTTCATAGTGATCAGCTATATCCAGTAAGTGATGGTAAAAAGCAGCCATCTCTTCATCGTTTTCTATGCAGTCATACATTTCAGCGTGAGCGTGCATTTCAAAATTGATTAGTGGGTTACTCACTACGATTTTTTTAAGTACATTTGCCATATTCAAATTGTTTGTGATTAAGCGATTTGATTCTGATCTAAAAGCTATCGGCCACCGGTAGCTTTTTTCATTTGATTGATTCTTCTTTTAGCCAGTTTGCGTTCCACATCTAGCTTGATGCTTTCTTTTACACCCTTTCGGGCGGGGCTCTTAGATGCACCACTATCTGTAAGCCCCTTCTTCAACACCTTCACGGTGTTTTGTAATTGTCTTATCTGCTCTTCTAAAATGTAGATTTGCGTAATTGCCGGATTTCGTGCCATGGCTATGCAGTTTTAAGAAGCTTGCGAAGCTTGGCACCGGCATCTTTATATTCTGCGGCTTGTGCTACACAGTTTTCGATAGCCAAATGAACCAACTCGATAAGACCGGCGATGTTTTGCTCTGTGATCGTGGCGCGTCCTACTACCAAAGAAATGATAGTGTGTATGCCTACACCGCTATTAACAGAAGCTTTGGCGCGTTCTTTACCAGTGGTGTACTTCTTAAGGTATTCAAGCAATTGCTTGCTTGGCTTTGAGCCTATTTGCTCACCTTTAAGCTCTAAGATTTGATTGTTTACAGTTTCCATAGACTATTCGTATTTACGGGCGGTTTTCACGGTTCGGCTTCCTGATCGTACCGGTCTGCGCAATTCCATTGTTTCACAGTTAAAAATGATCATCGACTGGATGAAAAGAAAGGTGAGTGCGGTAAAGAACTCTTTTGGATTCTTCACGATGTATTTGCGTGCGATATCAATCGAACTACGTGCATCCCATTTCTTCATAATGTTCACGGTATGGTTGCACACGGTGCGTGGACTTATGTACAACTCATCTGCAATCTCTTTTTGCAGTTTGCCCTTAGTGATTAATCGGGCAATTGTTTGTTCTCTGGCGGTTAATTCCATTGGTAGATTTTTACTAATTCGATTCTGATCTGTTTCGTAACTCAGGTATTTATCCTTACTTTGTTACATCAACGGTGTAAATATAGTAACAATTGGAACAAATAGAACAATCTAATTGTTAAAATATTTCTATCTGTATCATTTTTTTATGTCTGATCGATTAGAAAGAATTAATAAAGCCCGTAAAATGGCTAAACTTAGCTGGGAAAAAGCAGCTGAAGGGCTTCCTGTATCAGGCCCTGCGCTAAGGATTGCATTTTCCAGAAAAAGTGTAGATGAAATCTATTTGGAACACTTAGAACAATTGTTACAAATAAAAAATGAAAAGGTTTCTGATATAAAAGTCAATGAACCACTAACATACTATGAGAATGGAAGGGGCTTGCAATATGAAGAGATGGCCGGGGGCAAATACTTACTTACCGTGCCACTAGTACCGGTTCGCGCACAGGCTACTTATGTGAGTGAATACACGGATGCTGAGTACATTAATGACCTGGGGAAAGTCTCATTTGTAGTTGATCGTATTGGCCAGGGTAACTACCGAGCATTTGAAGTGATCAACGATTCTATGAACGATGGTAGTATAAACAGCATCCCACACGGTACTATAGTACTAGGCCGTGAACTTCAGAAACACCATTGGACCAGTCCGCTCCGTGTAAAGCAATACCCACATTGGATAATCGTACACCGCGATACTGTGATGTGTAAGGAAATTGTAGAACACGATGTGGAACGCGGTACCATAACCTGCCACAGCTTAAACGATAGCCCGGAATACCAAGATTTTACTATTAACCTCAATGATGTTAAGGAATTGTACAACATCATCAAAAGACAACTTGACTGATTATGAAAAAACTACTTACTACAGTAATGATTATTGCCTTTAGCTATTCCTATGGTCAAATGACTGAAGTAAAAGAGGCAGAGGCTGAAACTATTGGGAAAATTGCTCCGATGGGAAAACTCCACATTGCCATTGAAAAAATGGATGATGAATATAAAATCACTTTTGCGGATGCTAAATATCAATACTTAGACCAGTATCGCTCATTTAAAATATCCGAAACAGATTATGATGATTTGTACAATAGAATCATTTCTGGATACAATGAGATACCAGAAACACCAGTTAAATTAATGCTTGAAGAGGGTGGATATCTGTTTCTTGAATTTGAAAAATCATTTGGAGTAAAGAATTTCAGATTTAATCATTCAATAGATGATAATGATGAAACACTAGCATTTTCAATTTGGATGACTGAAAAGAAGCTTAACCGATTGTTCGATAAAAAGTAAGTATGTACACCGACCATAAAATGTTTGAATTGTTGGAAATTCTGAAGGCTCAGGGTTCCATACGCTTTGATAAGGAGTTCTGTGAAGCTTGTGATATACTTCCTCAGAATCTTTCCAGAGTTCGTAATGGTGATGCACACTTCACACCAGATCACATCAGACGGGTATGCTCGATATTTATAGTTAATGTTAATTGGGTGTTCGGCCTTGAAGAACAGATATTTAGGGGAGTACCCAACGTTAATCGAAAAGTTAACCCAACAAAATCAAATAGACCTTCTGACAATGTTTTGAATTAAAACACGAATTGATAATCAGTGTGTTATCTTTTTAAATCGCTTCTGTCGGTGCCTTCTAAGCAGACGGTCACAGGTTCGAA